GAAAAAAGCTTCTAATCGTTATGAAAACTTGAAGTCTGAAGGTCGTCTTCGCACAGAACTGGAGACTTGGAATAAGAACCCTGAATCTATTGATATTATCCGATGAGTTACGAACTAAAAGATTACTTGAACTCCATCAACTTTAGTAAAGACTATTTGATGGATGACTCAGATCCTCAGTGGGAAAAGAAATATCCTGCGTTTGTCGTCAACAAATGTATGTCAGGTCATATTGATACGATTATGTTTGCAAATGAGATGAACATGAATCATGGTCTGCCTTCAAAGTTGCAATATGATTTTTTACTAAATAGTGTCAGGAAACGGAAAAGATTTTCTCCGTGGCTTAAAAAAGAGAAGATTCAAGACCTTGATGCAGTCAAATCATACTATGGTTATAGTAATGAAAAGGCCCAACAAGCACTGAAAATTCTAACAAAAGACCAAATTAATTATATTAAATCTAAACTTGATGTTGGAGGCAAAAGATGAGTACCTTTGTTGAACCAGAAGTCAATTGGTCACAAGACCAAATGGTGGAAGTGGTTCTGAATGAACCAGACGATTTTCTAAAAGTCCGTGAGACGCTCACTCGTATCGGTGTTGCCTCGCGCAAGGAAAAGAAAATTTATCAGTCATGTCACATCCTGCACAAACAGGGTCGTTACTACATTGTTCACTTTAAGGAACTGTTTGCTCTTGATGGCAAACATGCGAATTTAACAGTAAACGATGTTCAAAGACGCAATAGAATTATTAATTTAATTTCTGATTGGGGATTGATAACCATTGTTAAACCAGATTCGGTTACTGATGTAGCTCCTTTGAATCAAATCAAAGTTCTTGCCTATAAGGACAAAGGAGATTGGGTTCTTGAGAGTAAGTATAATATCGGTAAGAAAAAGAAGGTGGAACCCTGATATTTTCGGTATACCCAACAAAAGAGGATCGGTTCTACACCCTTCCTCTTTTTTAATGTCTCGATATATAATAAGTGATGGGTTTGGTCATCTGACTACCCATACGCTAAAGCGGAGTCCAATGGATCCGTAATTCAACCCAACAGACGCTTAAGGAGGTCTATTATGTTACTCGCAAAATACAACACGGGAAACATTGACAAATTTTTAAATGATATTGAAAAATATAGTATTGGTATGGATGAGTGGTTTCACCGTTTAGGAACGGTTCACGAAACAACTTCTAACTACCCACCATACAACTTGATTAAGGAGAGTGAAACCGAATTTCGTTTGGAGATTGCTCTTGCAGGATATAAAAAAGAAGATATTGAAGTTTTCACTGAATGGAACAAACTCTTCGTTGAAGCGAAGAAAGCGGAAACTTCTGATGTAGGGGAATATCTTCACAATGGTCTTGCAAAGAGAGCCTTTACGAGGACTTGGACACTATCTGATGATGTTAAAGTATCTGATGTTAAGTTTGAGGATGGACTTCTCCATGTCAAACTAAATAGGATTATTCCTGAACATCAGAAACGAAAGGTGTATGAAATCCTTTAAGCAGTTCTTAGAACAAGTCGGAAACATTAAACAGATTTCTTACCCTGCTGCCGTTAGGCATAAAATCTACAATCCGTTGACTGGAAAATCAAAGGTAGTCCCTGCAGGAAAAGCTGTGCCTAAGAATCCAGGCGGGGGTGGGAGTGGAAATTCCGCAGATGGTGACGGCGCATAAATATTCATTGAATATCGTCGGCGCTTGGGGTTCGACTGGCAAAATCCAGTTGACACCCCCCTTTTTTTGTGGTATCGTAATAGGAGGTATGGAGTAATTATGGCTATTAAATTGGCCCTTTTAAAATCTGGTGAACAAGTAATCGCAGATATTATGGAATTGATTAATGAAGATGATAAAGTTGTCTCATTAGTTTTTTCAAATCCTTATATTGCACGATTGTTGACATCTGAACTATTGATGGAAAATAGTGTTCAATTGAATGATGAGATTGAACATAAGGTTGCATTTTCTCCTTGGATTGTTTTATCATCAGATAAAAAAATGGCATTAGATCCTAAATGGATTGTTACTATTGTAGAACCACATGAATGGATTAAGAAGTCTTATGAAGAAAAGATGAATGCAGTAACTGCAGAACAATCCAAATCCACAAATTCAATTGCGGATATTTGGGCCAATGTCCCAACAGTTGATGAAGAAGATGATAATACAACTTTGATCGAAAATTTTGAAGTAATTAGTGAATAAACAAATGGATGATGTACAAGTCATTGTTCTGGTTAGTGGAACAATTTTAATTTCAAGAATTACGGCAGTAGTATCTGAACTTGGAGAACCTGATTGTAAATTGGTAAATCCCTATCAAATTTATGATAAAAAACTCACTCCATGGTTGTATGAGTTGACTGATTCAACTGATGCAATTATGATATCCTCTGATAAGATCTTGACTTTGGTGGATCCCAAAGAAACTCTACTTAATGATTATTTGAACCTTACTCAATGAAATTTTATACGAATGTCTTTCTTCTTGGTAATGATATCCTTGTCCGAGGTTATGAAAATGGAAAACATTTCACAGTAAAAGAAGAATTTTATCCGACATTTTATGTCCCTTCAAAAAAGAAGAGTGAATATAAAACTCTGGATGGTCAGTCTGTAGAACCTATTCGCCCTGGCACGATTAGAGATTGTAGGGATTTTCTTGAGAAGTATTCTGGTGTAGATGGATTCCGTGTGTACGGAAATGATAGATTCATTTATCAGTATATTGCAGAGAAGTATCCAGAGGAAGAGATTAAGTTTGATATTAATAAAATCAAACTGGTTACGATTGACATTGAGGTTGCTGCTGAAGCTGGATTCCCTGATGTGTTTAATTGTGCCGAAGAACTTCTTCTGGTTACAGTTCAGGACTATAATACTAAACAGATTACTACATTTGGTTCTCGTCCTGCAAAGGTCACGCAGGAGAATGTAAATTACATTTATTGTAAGGATGAGTATGCTCTTATCGGTTCTTTCATGGATTGGTGGCAGAGTAACACTCCAGAAGTAATCACTGGTTGGAACTGTGAACTTTATGACCTTCCATATCTTGTGGGTCGTATTTCAAGACTGATGGGAGAGAAGGCTGCAAAGAAACTTTCCCCTTGGAATATTGTTCGTGTCAATGAGGTTACAATTTCTGGCCGTAAACAACTTAGTGTTGATATTGCCGGTGTTTCTATTATTGATTACCTAGACCTTTACAAGAAATCTCCTGCAACTCCCAACCAAGAAAGTTACCGACTGGATCATATTGCTTTTATGGAGTTGGGTCAGAACAAGTTGGATCACTCTGAGTATGACACTTTCCGAGACTTTTATTCCAATAACTGGCAGAAGTTTGTAGAGTACAACATCGTCGATGTGGAACTTGTAGACCGACTTGAGGATAAACTTAAGTTGATTGACCTTTGTTTCACTCGTGCATTTGACGCAAAAGTAAACTTTAATGATATTGCATATCAGGTTCGTACCTGGGACGCAATTATCTACAACTATCTTCTCAAAAAGAAAATTGTGATTCCCCAAAAGGAACGCAATACTAAAGATGAAAAGTATGCAGGTGCTTATGTTAAAGAACCTATTCCTGGATCTTATGATTGGGTTGTAAACTTTGACCTTAACTCCCTGTATCCGCATTTGATTATGCAATACAACATCTCACCAGAAACTCTCCTTGATAATCGCCATCCCAGTGTTACTGTTGATAAGGTTCTGAAGAAAGAACTGACATTTGAAATGTATAAGGACTATGCAGTTTGTGCCAATGGTGCAATGTATCGTAAAGATATTCGTGGGTTCCTTCCAGAACTCATGGAGAAGATGTATAACGAACGGGTTATCTTCAAAAAGAAGATGATTGAAGCGAAGAAAGCTTATGAGAAAACTCCAACGAAAGAACTAGAGAAAGAGATCTCTCGTTGCGACAATATTCAAATGGCTAAGAAGATCGCACTCAACTCCGCTTATGGTGCCATTGGTAATCAATATTTTCGTTACTACAAACTTGCAAATGCTGAAGCTATTACCCTGTCTGGACAAGTAGCCATTCAGTGGATTGAGGAAAAAATGAACTCTTATATGAATAAGGTTCTCAAAACTCAGGAGGTTGATTATGTTATTGCTATGGATACTGACTCCATTTATA